GTAGGCGATGAACATTCCGTATTCTGCTCCGAGCGGCGTGTCCGCGAAGACTGTCTGCGTTCCGTTCATGGACAGCCACGCCTGGAAGATGCACATGATCCCGCAGACCCACTTCATGATCCTGCTGCCGAAGACCTCCCGAACCTTCGGGATCTTCATGGCGCACAGGCCAAACACGATGCAGGCCAGCACGTTACCAAGCACCCAGATCAAGGAGGGAATCACTCCGTAGGTCTGAGTCATCGTCACGCCGTTCATCAGAGAGCCGATCCCGGCCCATGTCGCACAGATGCTCAGCGCATAGTACATTTGAGGATTGTTTTTGAACCTTGCCTTCAAAGTGGCAATCATTTTGTCTGCTCCTTTCATTCTCAGCGCACCTTAGGCGAAGTCGGCGCGAAAATGCCAAACATGATGCAGGCCGGCACGTAGGAGCGGTGTGCCGCCTCCAGATCCTCCTTTCTCACAAAAATAGGAGCCGTCCTGTTTGGTGGACTGCTCCCGGTCTCTGATCAAAATTTTACAGGCTACAATTTATCACAGTTTCAGCGAACATGTCTGAACATTCCGAACGACTTTCGAGAATTTTGTTCGGAAAAATCTTGTTGAAATCTCGAGATTTTACTTGCTTCACTACAAGATTTCCAACAAGAAAAAACCGGCAAGCCTTGAAAACACTTGGTTTTCTTACTTGCCGGTAAGTTTCATTCATCGTCCGGATCGTCAACAAATCTTTTTTCGATGGTCCATTTCTTGGATTTTCTCCGGATCGCGGCCAGGAATCCCGCGTGGCCGATGCCCATGATCTTCAGACATTCTTTCTCCGGGAGATCTGCGCACACGATCTTGTCCGTCTGGTTGTTCCATACAGAGTACAGACAGATCGCGCCCTTTTTGTTCTTCTTGTGTCCTGGCTTCTCCAGCCTGTCCGCACTCTGCAGCAGGACTTTCTGCACCTTCTCGCTCTTTGCCGATCTGGCCAATGCTCTCAGCTGACGGGCCAGCTGCTTATTGGTGGGCGGTGCCATGGATCATTCCTCCCTGTGCAGGCTCCTTTCCGGATCGAAGCCGTCAGGATACCTGCGCTTGAGTTTCTCAATATTCCGCTCCATGCATTCGGCCAGATCAGCATCGCAGTAGTTGCTCAGCATGTAGCCCACCAGGTCGATGATGTAGGAGACCGTGTAGCGGATATCCGGCGTGAATTCATCCGGATACAGCCATGCGTCCGTCACGCTCTGGCACAGCTTGGCCAGGAACAGCGCTTCCAGGTGGAGCTTTCCGTCATAGGTCAGGCCCTTCAGCCCCCACTGCTCCGTGGCATGGATCATGTCGGAGCCCATTCCTGTGCTGATCTCCGCACAATACCAGAGCACGTCACCCAGCTCCTCGATCAGCGTTGCTTTCGGAATCGCTGCGTGGTCACCGCTCTGGAACTTCCACTTCTTCACAATGTCCACCACTTCGCCGGATTCGCCGATCAGGCCCATGCAGCCGTTCAGCATCCGGTCGTGTCCCTCCGGACTGGTCCGCATGGCCAGCCGCTGATAATCCTCAATATCAAACATTCTGATTCATCCTTTCAAAGTATCTGTCTCTTTCGATCTTGGTCATGTGGTTCAGCACGTCAGTCTCGGTCTCGAAGATCCCGCAGGAGCTGACGCCGAATTTTATGTACCCTGGCCCGGACCACCGCTTTTCCCTCCGCGGCTCCGTGTAGACCATGTTCCCGGTCATCCCGCAGATGTGGAAGTGGTTCCCGTAGCTGTCCATCTTCCCGGGGTACGAGTCCTTGCAGTAGGGGCAGGCGTCACAGCGGATCATGTCCAGAACACCGCCTGACCGCAGTTCTGACAAAAGTTTGGCCGGGAGTCAACGGGAAAGGCCAGCTCGCAGGCCGGACAGCTCGGAAGCGTGAAATACTTGTGCTTCTTCATAATAGCCATCATCGGGATCTGCTTCTTCACAAGCGGGATAGCCTCTTTAACGGCATCCGTCTGCTTATAGTTCACAATGCCAACCTCCGCGATATCTTCCAGAGTCTTCAGCACTTCAGCTCTTTCCATCCCACGGTTCCTCCATTCGTTCTGTTTCCGATACCGGCAGCGTCCACGCTCGCCAGTCTTTCCCGTATCCGCTCGTTCCCAGGTCGATTCCGAAAGGATGATCTTTCCCGGAGAATCGGAAGAAGGGCCGCTGTTCATACCGGTAAAGCATCGCCTCGACCTGATCCGGATGATCGCGCCATTCGATCCAGACGGCGCCCTGCCAGTGCGGGATGTCTCCCAGCTCCAGGATCCTCGGCGTGAATTCCTTGTGGATCCGCTCCATCACATTCGTCTTGATAAAGCACAGGTCTCTGCCGGTGGCGTCCGCTCGTGACAGGGAGGCGCACACTTCAGCCCTCAGGCCGTCATCAACCATCAGCTGCACCTTCTTCCTCACGGATCGCAAACACGACATAATCCTTTTCGATGCCCCAGCCGGAAAGCAGGTACGTGATCCGGAAGCGCTTCGCTGCGAGAGGGCTGTCATAATTCGGATCGCCGTCCTCATCCAGGGGAAGGAACCGGATCAGATCCCCGGTCTGGTACCCGCGGTCATTCTTCCGAACCTCGAAGGACTTCCGGCCGGAGCTGACAGCTTCGACAAAATCCTGCTTAAGTTTGATCTCGTGTGTCATCCATCATTCCTCCTGGATCGGTTCGCACAGCTTCACGACCTCCGTCCAGTCGATCCCGAGCAGATCAGCGATCGCTGAAGCAATCGGGATCGGAGGCGTCCGCTTCCGGTTGACATACCGCCACAGCAATACCTCGGAAATATGCACCTTTTGAGCCAATTCTCGCAGACTCAGATCCTTCTGCAGGGCCAGTAGTTCGAGAGACTTTTCTTCGTTGGCCATGCTCAGCACCTCCACCATTCGTCATCCGGAGCCTTGATATCCCCGAACAACTCCGGCATGTATGCCTGGCATTCCTTCAGCAGCGGAACCATAACCTCAGCCATCTGCGGGTGCGGTTTCCCGGTTTCTCCGGCAGCTCTCAGTCGGAACACATGCCGCCATTCCCGCATATTCGCCGTCATAACTACTTCCGTCTTCAGACTTGTAGGAAGTACCGCCCTGGCTTCCTCAGGTTTTTTCCCGCAATCAAGCATACCGAAATACGCCTGTTCTGCTTCGTTCATTGCGATTCGCCAGACATCGTATGCATCCGTGCCTTCCTTCAGATAGCACGGCTTAATGAGCGTGATCTCGCTCCCGAACTTACCCTTGGAATAGTTGCAGTACCTGGTGGATTCCTGAGAAAAGCTTGCCATCCGGTGCCGCACCAGTTCATGAGAGACACCCCTGTCCACGATGAAGCGCACCGTCATGACTGTGTGCTCCAGAACGGATTCATGGTGGATGTGGGCCACCTTCCGCACGAAGTCAGCCGCGCTTTCCGGCGTGATCTGTTCCTCGCTCTTGTAACAGGTTCTGCCGGCTTCTTCGTCCAGCTGATAAATGGAATTCTTCGCATCGGGCCCATCCATGTGTGGCCGCAGAATCTTATAGCCTGCGTTAATAATTTTCATAGGTTCCTTCTCCTTTGCTTTTGTCTCCGGATGGAAAGTCTCTGCTCGTTCCTTAATCCGGAGGAAACAGTCACTCTTTGTACTTCTTCAGCGAGCCGACAATCGGATTGAATATCCACAGCTCGCCTCCGACCTTCTCGGCCACCTTCTGTGCGTCTGCCAGGTTCCTGGTAGACCACGCATCATAGGGGCTGGTGCTCCACCGGAGCTTGTAAAAGTAATCCAGACACTGCAGATATTCTCCGTCCTTCCGGACAATCAGCTGTGTCTTCTCCCGGAGCTTCCGCAGCGTCTCCTCACTCACTTCCGTCCGCTCCTTTTCGCCCGGAGATACTCTCGGATCCCGGTCGTGCTCAGCTTGTTCGCCTTGCACTGGGTCTTGCAGTAGTTCTTCCGCCGGCACATTACGCACAGGCCGCCGCGCTTCCACTGGTCAGACCGGGATGCGATCTCCCTGCATGTATCGCACACCTGCTGGCCCTCTGGGATGACGGCTCCGCAGCACACGCAGCGCTCTTCACTGGCCATCCGTCATCCCTTCTTTCTGTCACTCTTCCGGGGCTTCCGGAACCTGTCAGCCTCCGGACAGGTGGCGAAGTGGCTGATGTAGCCGATCGCCGGTTCTCCGTTCAGCGGGGCCGTGTCCTCAGTCAGATGCCGGCCGCGCTTCACGGTGCCGTCCATCATGACGAAGGATTCCGTGGCCAGCGGATCCGGCATGAAATAAACGCTCTTCGCATCCACCGGGACAGTCTTTCCGGCCATCGTCTTGATAAAGCCGATTTCTGCACCGCAGGCCCGGCACTTGGTTGTTCTCATCATAGGCTTACTCCTTTCACATGGTTTTCAGAATCCACAGGAACAACAGAATCGCCAAGATGATCCATACAACGGTCACTTGAACCACCTCCTCGGCAGTACCCTGAACCAGAACGTGGGCGTGAAGTGCGGACAGCGGTTGGAGCAGCGGTTCCGGATCGATCCGTCACGTTTGCACCGGCACTGCCATTTGCCATCAGCTCTTTTCACTTCCTTGAAGAACACGCAGGGCTTCAGCATTTCCGGGATACCTCCTCTCTTTCTTCTCGTTTCAGATATCTCTTGACCAGCATCCGGACAGAATCTTCGCTGTTCTTTCCTTCGGCGAAGTCTGCCACCTCCTGCCAGCTCATCAGATCCAGGAAGCGAAGCTGCATGATCAGCCTCACATGCAGATCCGAAACAGATTCGATATAGCTCCTGAGCTTATTCCGCTCCGCCTCGTACAGCTTCTTCCGCTCTTCCAGTTCGTTCTTCCGGTCCACGAGCTCGGGGACACCTTCCCCGAGCTTATCGTGGGCGCCGGGAGCATGCGGCATTCCGGTGAGGGAAGGAGACTTCACGCCCAGACGTTCCTCGATCATCCTGATCTCGTTCTTATCCCGCTCTATCAACTTCGCCAGATAATGCAGCTGATAGAGCTCTTTCATGGTCATGGTCCTCTTCCACCTCCGGATGTCGCTGAGTCTTCTTCAGGTCCCCGAATTTCGGGGATCATTCTTCATCGTCTTCTTCCTCATCCTCGTCCTCGTCCACATCGAACATGGACGTCTGGCCGCTGATGGGCTTCACGCAGTACCGGCCGTCATCCCTGGTCAGCTCGTAGTCACCGCCGAACTCGCCGTCAAAGGCGGTCTTCATCGGGACGTTGCTCTCAGCCTTCCACTTGAACTTCGGAACCACAGCGTCCCGGTAGTCCTTCTCGTTGGTCACCGGTACCTTGTCTTTCACGATGGAGATGCTCAGCGTCACCTTGCCGGTATCGCTTTCGGCCTTATCCATCTCGGTCAGGCACTTCTGCAGCGCCTCGGTCAGATCTGCCTTCATTTCGCTGAGGATCGAGCTTCCCATACTGATGGGCATTACCTGGCTTTTCATGGTTTTCGTTCTCCTTTCATTCATCGGGATCACCAAAGTTACAGAAATCTTCCGGACCCCTTGTCCGGTTGTGAATCGTGCAGTACGGCATGGTGGAATGCCGCTCCGTGGCATGTCTGCATTCATGGCATCTGGTAATCAGCACAGCCTCCACCGGCCGGCAGCCGTCCACGTCTGACAGCGCAAAGTCGATTGCCTGACGGAATCCGGCCCTGAAGGAGCTTGCTTTCCATTGCTCCGTCCTGGATCTCAGTTTGTACAGCTTCGCCTTCATCTCATCGCGGCTTATGGCGTCTCCCACGATCGTTCACCTCTTCCTCCCATGTATCGACCACCCGGAACTGCACCTTCGGGTCTTTGTTGCTGGCGATGTACTGATCCAGCTCCAGTCGCTTTTCCGCGCCCCAGAGCTTTCGCCAGCCGTCACACCAGAAGACTTCCAGCCTGTATCGATACTGTCTCTCGGCCGGCATCAGGAGTCAGCCCTTCGGTCGAGCAGGCTTCCAACCGTCTGAGATCCGTTCTTGAAGGGCAGACCGCAGAAACAGCAGCGGTTCTCGTAGTAGACCATCTCATGGCACCTGGGACAGGAGGGAACCTTCCCGCCGTAGCTGTCCAGCCAGATGATCTCCCGCGGCTTCTGAAATTTCCCGAAGAAGCACAGGATCCCGCGCCACATCCATGTGATCTTCATCTGGATCCGGCGCCAGAACAGCTTTTTCCGGAGCTTCTTACTGGTTTCCATCCTCTTCACCTTCCTTCGGTTTCTCCTCGCAGATGATCACCTTCACATAAGGCGTCTCCGCGTAATTCTTCCGGCTCAGCATGGTCACGATCTGGCAGTCATCCGAGTAGGCCACCCCGTTCAGCGCGTCCATGACTGCCTTGGCCAGGTTGTCCAGATCCGGGCGCTTTGTCGGGAAGACTTTCCGGGCGAGCATCTGCAGCTTGTTAGCCTTCGTCTCGCTCCTGGGGATCGGAAGCCCGAAGTAGATCCGCGCCCGGAGGGGGCCGGCATCCGGTTTGTCTCCGTTCTGCCGGATCCAGGCGGCCCGGATTTCCTTCTCGTAGGCCTCCGTTGTCTTCGGGGTGAAGATCCGGGCATGCCCTCCGATGACGGCCGCCCTGGGCCGTTCCTTGGGCTTGGGAATGATGGTCATGTACAATCGCTTTTCCATTCACATTCCTCCTGTCAGGTCAAACATCAGCTGACCTTCGCTCATGCTTCGTCTTGTCTTCTGCGCCGTTTTTACGGCAAAAGCGGAAGTGTTTTCCGGTTCCTGATACGCTTTTGGCCCTCTTTGATCCGTTTTGGGCCCTTCTGGCGCCGCTTTGGTCTCGGCTGTGATCTTCTCAGGGATCACTTCCGGAGGCTCCGGACGGCCCTTCTGGAAGCCCTGCAGGATACGATCCATCCGCCAGGCGAATAACCTTCCGGACCATACCGGGGAGTAGAACATCGGCAGGTACCATGTGTTCGGCCCACCATCGCCGGTCAGGATCGGCCCGGTTTCCGGATTCAGCAGCGCGTCTCCGATCCGGATCCGTCCCGCGCATCCGATCAGCGCCAACTGGATGAAGCACATCATGGCCACCGTGTTGTCGATGTCTCCAGCCACGAACAGCGCCGTCTGCTGGTAGTTGATGCCCATCTGGTAGAGCCGTTCAGCTGCTGCGATCAGCGTAGCTCCGGCCCCGCAGGCGCAGTCGTTAATGCTGATCCATCCGCGCTCATCCAGCTGCCGCCGAACCTTTTCCTCCGGCATGGCCATGGCTGCCATCGCCTGGCAGACTCCGAAGGGAGTGAAGCATTGCCCGTGAGCCTTGCTTCCCATGTCCAGCTCCATGTACATCCCGCCGAGGAAGTCCTGGAACGGGTTGCGTTCCAGGCTTTCCACCAGCAGGAGAAACAATTCGGTGAAGCGCCTGAATTCCTCCGGCGCGTACCTGTCGCGGATCCGGATGTAGGCCTTCTCGCGCTGCTCCCGGTTGTTCAGATCCACCGCGTTCGCAAGCTCGATGGCGAACAGGTTCACCATGTCGTTCCAGCGGTCCCATCCGTTGTTCCAGTTGCAGATGCCGTTGAAAGCCTTCACGAAAGCCCTGGCGTCCGTTCCCCGGACCGTGTTGCCGCTCATTCTTCCTCTTCCGGATCTTCCTCCGGATCCTCCGCATCGGGCTCTTCATCCGGTTCCTCCGCGGGAGCCTCCTTCTTCGGATAGATCGAATGAGTGCCGTCCTTCCACTGCTGCTCTTCTTCAGTCAGCTGGTACCCGTTGTCCGTGAGGATGTCATAGATCCGATCCATGTCCTCATCCTTGGAGTAGTTCCCGTTATATTCGCTGGCGTAACCAGTCCGCTCATCGCTTCTGACACCGCCACAGAGAATCCATGCCAGGATTGCCCGGCCCATCGGGATTCCTCTCCGGGCCAGCTCTGCGTAGATCGTCTCATTCTTGTCCCGGCCTTCTTCCTTCGGCATTCCGCACAGCTGCCGGAAGCGGGAGCTGTCCCAGTTGTGGTAGGTGATCTGGAAGCCACCGTTATCGTAGGAACTGACATTGTCGAACACATACTGCCAGAGCTTCGCTTTCAGCGCGGTTTCCTGCGTCCTGGTAGGCTTCCAGCTGGCGCAGAAGGCGATCCGGTTTTCCTTCATCCGGGCGTTCAGCTCCTTGGCTTCGTGCTGCTTCTTCTCCAGCGCGATCTCCGCGTCAGACTTTACGCGCTTTTCCCGCTTGGCCTTCTGCCAGATTTCGATGGTGCCCCAGGCTTCGTAGTAGTAGTATTTGCCTTCTTCCTTCGGAACATTGACCTTCGCTTCCGGTTCGAGATGCACATCATACTTGTTCAGATGCTCCCAGCTGCTTCCGTAGCGCTGACTGGCCTGCGCCTCTGTCATCTCAGTTGCGAATGCTTTCACGTCCGGAAGCAGGCGCGTCCGCTCCTTTTTTCTCTCCTGATCCCGCTTTGCTGATTCAATCTGCTGCCGGAGGTTTTCCTTGGACGTTCCGGTCAGCAGCCTGGCCTGCGTCTTCCGATCTTCGATCTTGCTGATCTCCACCAGATCCGTCAGATCCCATCCGCAGTCCACCGCGTCCCGGGTCTCTTCCTCCGGAAGACTGGCCACAGCCAGGCGGCGCTCTATGGTGGATTTGCTGAAGCCGGTCCGCTCGCTGACCTGTTCCTTCGTGAAGCCGAGGTTCATCATCATCTGTATGCCCTTGGCCTGTTCATAGATCGTCAGATCCGTGCGCTGCATGTTCTCCTGCAGCATGGTCGCGATCTGTTCCTGGTGATCCATCTCCCTAATGGAGCAGGGCAGCTCCGTCAGGCCGGCGGCCTTCGAGGCTTCCAGCCGGCGGTTTCCGATGACCACCAGATAGCGGTCAGGAACCGTCTTCGTCTTCATCATGCTCTTGAAGACTTCGCCGTCCTCCGTCAGGCTGTACGCGGAGTAGTATTCCCATTCGTGAGGGGTCATCTTGTGCTCCGGCTCGAACACGACCGTCAGGTTCTGCAGGATTCCGTTGGCCTTGATGCTGTTCGTCAGCTCATCGATATCTCCGATGTCCAGCCGGGGATTATCCGGATGGTGCCAGAGCTGATCAATCGGAATCATCTTGATCTCGTTCATCCGTTCGCTTCCTCCTTGCACTCGCAGTCGTTGTACTCGCAGTGATCGCAGTCACCATCACACTGCCGGCTCACGCTGAAACCAAACTTTGCTTCTCCGGGAGAGATGGACAGCGTGACCACCTCCGGATCCACAATGACGGAGAATGCGCCGTCCATGTCCTCCTCGCAGAAGTCGGCATCGTCCACCAGAAGCTCGAACACGTCCGGCATCTTCTGATGCAGGTGGAGCAGTACGCGCTTTATACCACCTTCAAGGGCCGTGATCTTGGCCTTGTCCTTTCCGAAGGGAGCGGTCCACAGCTCCAGGTCTCCGATAATGATCTTTGTGCTCTTTTCCTTGATGATCTCCATTTCTTTCGTCTCCTTTTCGTGTTGATTATTTGATCAGGCCCAGCTGCTTCAGCATCTGGGGAATCTCCTCCGCAAGCCTCTGCCAGTTTTCCACGCTGAAGATGAGGCTGTTTTCTCCGCGGCTCACAGGATCACGCCAGATCAGGGCCACATTGTCCTCACTGCCGATCCCGAAGATGCGCTCATACTTGTATCCATTCACAGCCCTGGATCTCACAGCTGCAATGTCAAGCGAGTCAGGCTCGCGGTTCACAGATGGGTCTTCCTTCTCCGGCTCCAGCTTTTCGTATTCCCGGCCGTTGAACTTCACCGTCTTCGGCTCTTCCTCCGGAAGCTCATCCGGCACCTCCACGCCGCTTTCCCGCGCCGGCTGGCAGCAGGTGGGCGAAGGCCTTTTCCGGCTGTCCGTCCGGATCACAGACAGCTGCTCGTACAGATCCGGATCCTTCAGCTTCACCGTCTGTTTGATCTGATACCAGTAGGCGCTCGGGTTCTTGCTTCCCTGGCTGGCCAGAAAGTCATACACGCTTTCACCGCGGCCGAAGGCTTCGATACAGCCCTTGGCCAGATCCATCATCTTTCCCATGTACTTCACTCCTTTCTCTTTGGGTTTTCCTTCCGTCAGCTGTCCTGCCGTGCGCTTCAGCTGATTCTTCTGCAGGCGGTACCACGTGGCCCGTGGCGTATAGCTCGGGTATTCCTGCTCGATGTACCCCAGGACGTCACCGCCCTGCTTTTCGATCTTTTCGCAGGCCAGCGCGAATTCCAGCAGTTCAGCATCTGTTCTCATTCGTTTGACTCCTCTTTGCTCAATGGCAGGAATCTCATGTGGTCACCGTCAAAGGCAATGTAAAAGATGCCCTTCCGGCCCTGCCGGTTCTTGTCCACGTTCACGTAGATCAGCTTCATCCCGCGGTCACCCAGGTTCTTATGCAGTCTCCGGAGATCCTCGTTCTTCAGCTCGTCCACATCCGGATCGTGCAGCAGGAGGAAGATGTTCGCGTCCTGCTCAATGGCTCCGGATTCCCGGGCATCGTTCATGGTAGGGGGTCTTTTCTCTTTCGCGTTCCCGCGGTTCAGCTGGGACAGGGCGATGATCGGGATGTTCAGCTCCTGTGCCAGACGCTTCAGCCCCCGGCTGATGTCGGATACTTCCTCCTGCCGGTTGCTCCGCTTCTTGCTGCCCTCCAGCAGCTGCAGGTAGTCCACGCAGATCAGGTCAATCCCGCCGTCTTCGTACAGCATGAAGGCTGCCCTCCGGATGTCCTCCACGGTGTAGCCGTCCGTGCAGTAGAAGATCTGTTTGCTGACCAGGGTGGGAATGCTTTCGGCCAGTTTGATCCAGCCGTCCTCGCTGATCTCTCCGCTGGTGATCTCGCTCAGGTTCACCATGCTGGCCGAGGCGAATTCACGTTCCATCAGCTCGTTGACCTTCATCTCCATCGTGATGTACAGAACCCGTTTGCCCTGCTTCGCCGCGTTCAGACAGATCGTCATGGCGAAGATCGACTTTCCGACCGAAGGCCGGGCGCCGATGATCATCAGCTTCGATCCGTACAGACCGCCGGTCATCTTATCCAGGGGCCCCAGGCCCGTCATGATCCGGTTGTCCGGCTGGTCTTCGCGCTTCTGCGCATCGCTCAGCTGCTCATAGGTATCGATGACGGCCTGTTCCTGATTCACCAGCTTGATTCCGCCGTCACCCTTGACCTTCCGGATATCCAGCGCGGCGGTCTCTCGGATCTCGTCCACGTTCTTTTCGGGTTCAGCTGATGCCTGGATCAGACTCTCGCCGATACCTCTCAGCCTCCTCCTGGTGGCGCATTCCCTCACGATCCGGATGTAGCTCTTCACGTTTGCGGTCGTGACTACAGAGCTGATCAGCTGCGGCAGGTACGCTGCGCCTCCGATGATCTCGATGCGGTTGGACTTCTGCAGCTCCGCGTACATGGTGACCAGATCGACAGGCGTTCCGGCCCGGTTAAGATCCTTCATCGCGTTCAGGATCAGCCTGTGTGCCGGCTCGCTGAAGTCATCCGGATCCATTTCCACAACAGCCTTCAGCGCCTTATCGCTCTGCATCGCCGCGCCGAGCACGTTGATCTCCGCTTCAATGTTGGTGTAGGCGTTCATTCAGCTCACCATCCCATGAAAACGTGATCCTTCGGCAGGAGCGGATCCTCTTCGGCCCTCTTCTGCTCTCCGGCGGCGATGTTCTGGCAGCACTTCCGCAGGTAGCTCAGAACCGTCTTCCCCTGGTCAACGCATGCGCTGATCCCGGCCAGCACGGTGTCCTTTCCGAAGTCCGCATACAGGTCAATGAGCTTGTCCCATGTGGCCGGATTCTTCGGGAATCCTGCGGCCTCCGCAGCATCCAAAATCTCGTTGTGATCCTGCTGGATCCGGAGGAGTTCGTCTCCTTCGTTCGGAGGAGGCGGAGGCGGCGTCTCCTTCTTCTCTATCTCTATCTCTTTCTCTATCTCTATCTCTCCGTAACGGTCGCGTAACAGCGGCGTAACAGTGTTACGCTTTCTCATGTTCCGCATGCGCTCAGCGGCCGATGTTTCAGAGCCTACATTCTCGACAGCGTAAGGCAGGAAGAAGTTTTCGTTATCCGAACTCTCTGCCAGACCGCAGTGCGAGAGGTAGATCAGCGTGGCTGCCACATCGTCCGGCTTTTCATCCAGATCCAGCGCCAGCTCCGTGGAGATGTCCTGTTCCAGGTGATCGAACCGGATGATTCCATCCGTCTTCATCGCCTTCAGTTGCAGCTTCAGGTAGATGATCAGGTAGGTGTCACCGCCGGCCATGTTCCGCAGCTTCTTGATCCGCTTACTGGCGAAGAAGTCTTCTTTCAGCTTCAGCCAGTAGTACCGTTTCCCTGATGCCATTCAAGCTCACATCCTTTCGGAGGGGCCGGAGGCGAATTCCGGCCCCATGGTCATCAGAACGGAAGATCATCCGTTTCCACTGCGGTGAATCCTCCCGGAGCGGCCGGAGCAGCTGCGGGATACGGTGCATTCTGCGGAGCGTATGCCATCTGCTGCTGGGCGTACTGCGGTGCAGGCTGTGCAGAGTATCCGGGCTGGGGAGCGTATCCCTGAGGCGCCTGAGCGTACCCAGGAGCCGGAGCAGCTGACGGACTGGCGTATCCCTGCGCCAGAGCCGGAGCGGCTCCCTGGCCCTCTCTGGGCGTCAGGAACTCGACCTCGTTGGCCGTGACTTCCAGATTGGCGTGAACCTGTCCATCGTTCCCGGTGTAGGTGCTCACGTCCACCGTGCCGCAGATGTACACCTTCCGGCCTTTGGCCAGGTACTTCGCGCAGTTCTCGCCGAGCTCGCGCCATGCGGTGACCCGGTAGAATTTCGCCTGGGCCTGCTGGCCGGCATCCCGCTGCGCCTTCGACAGCGGCTTATTCACCGCCACGGAGAAGCTGCACACATTGATCCCGGTCTGCGTGGTGCGCAGCTCCGGATCCTTCGTCAGGTTTCCGATAAACTCAATCCTGTCCATGGTCTTCCTCCTTTTCACGTTCCAGGTTCTGCAGCGCGATCTTCGCGTCCGCCAGTTCCTTTTCAAGTTCCTCCAGACGCTTCTGCGCTTTCCAGTAGAGGCTCCACGCCTGATCCTTGTCTTTCAGTGCATCCTTGATTCCGCGATCCGGATCGGCACCGGTGACCGCCCAGACAACTTCATCGTTCACGGATCCGCGCTTCTTCAGATCCGCCGTCAGAATGTCCAGCGCAGCGGCCTTGCTGACCAGCTCCTCGTAGTGATCGGCATCGATCGTCACCAGGCCAACATCCGCCAGCAGTTCAGCTTCTTCCTCGGTGAGGATGTCTCCATCGGTGTAGTTGGGGTTCGGGTATCCGCGTTTGATCTCGCTCATGATTTGTAGCTCCTTTCACAGATAGTTTTTTCTGATCGTCTTCATCCACAGCTCATGGCCATGGATCCTTTCAAATGCCTTCTGGGCTTCCTGCTTCAGCTGCAGGCCCTTCTCCGGATCGTACTGGGCGCCGCCGTCTCCGGTGTGGTGCTGGTGACAGAGCCAGACCTTCAGGCCGTACTTTTCGCTGATCTTCCGGTTGGCCACGCCGGCGAAGATGTGATGCTCTTCCAGACTGACCACCGATCCGCAGAAGTAGCAGCAGCGCTCACTCTGCAGAATTGATTCCGACATCCTTATCCTCCGCGTCCTCAGAGAATTTGCTCTGAATCAGGCCTTTCAGCTCATCCAGCTGCTTCTGCAGATCCGCGACCTGCTTTTTCAGCCCGTCCCGTTCCAGCTCTGCGGTGCGCTGTTTGCTCTTGGCATCGGCAACCTGAGCATCAGAATTGCCCTTCACCAGGGCACGGTATTCTGCCAGGGTGATCGTGACCATGATCTGTCCGTTCGCAACAAAGTCGTTTTTGTTGCTATAGCTGCTGTATCCGTCATCTTTGGGAGTTTTCTCCAGCAGCTGATCAGTAATGATGGATTCCATGTCAGTCTCCTTTCATCGGGTGGGCTGCTTCGTACTCAGCCCACTTTGCTTTCATCCTGGCCAGCTCTTCCGGTGTTTCCGTCTCGATCCCGAGCGCCTTGGCCTCCTGGATCGCGCCGTCTATCACTCTGGCCATCTCCTTTGTGTCCATCTTGTGGCTGTCCTTGTAGACCTTCCACATGTTGCATGTCACGCCGTTCACCTCGCGCTGGTCGTATAGGACTGCATACTTGTAGTAGTCCGTGGCGTCCACATCCCGCGGGAGGATGAACATCAGATACTTTCCGTCAGCTGTTCTGGCCAGCGGTCCGTAGCTGGTGATCAGCCGGGCCTTCACTTCTTCCTCGGATTCCGGAGTCTCGGCCGCGATCTTGTTCACCAGCACGTGGAAGTAGCTGTTCGCGTTCTTGCTCCGGATCTTCCGGTGCTTCTTGATCTCGATGTCGCAGTCATACTTTGCCAGCTCATCGAACCGGTCTCCGTCAATCTTCTCCTTGGTGAAGAAGGTGACGATCCATCCGGAGCCGTCTCTGCTGCGGAACATCTCCTTCAGCCTGCCGATCATTCGACCACCCATTTCTCCTTGTAGATCTCCAGCAGCTCCGGCTTCGTGTGCAGCCATGCCCAGAAGTTCCGGATGTGAACCTCCGCCGGCTCGATCAGATTCCGGTCGTAGCTTTCCACGTACAGATCCCGGCCATCGCTCACCAGGTAATCGAACCGCCGGGCTTCCGGCAGTGCCTGCAGATAAAGCGGATGCTGGGAGCAGTGCAGGTACTTTCCGTAGACGTCCGAGCTTCCGAGGCTCGTTGTCCGGAATTTCACATCGTAGATGACCCCGGCCTTGACCACATCGCAGATGCCGTAGATCCAGAAGTCCTGGCCGGCCACCGTGAGGTCACAGCTCACAGGGACCTGGATCTGGCCGCCGGTGATGATGTTCGCGATCTTCTTCGCGCCATCGTAGTTGTCCGGAAACTTCCGGCTTTCGTTGACCTCGCCGGTCACAGGGTTCACGGAGTCCAGCAGAACCGTCTCCACCACGTTCTCGCCGCTGGCGATCCGGTAACACAGGTTCTCGAAGTTGGTACCGGCAATCATGGCCTCGCTCGGCTCGCGCGGTTCGCGCTTCAGCGTGGACAGGAAGTCTGCCATCGCATCATCCGCGTATTCCTCCATGCAGTCGAAGGTGTAGGCCCAGCTCTCGATCAGCGTCTTGGTGATCTTCAGCTTCACTTCTGATCACCTGCCGGAACGTAGGAGGCCGTGGCCTTCTCGTACTTCAGCCCCAGGCTGGCGCACTTCTGATTGAGCATCATTCCGCATTCCTTCTTGCTGGTCAGCGCATGGGGCATATCCGCGATGGCCTTCATGCAGGCATTGGCGCTGTCCTGATCGGTCACGCCTTCCAGCATGTCCTTCACGCCTTCGATGACCTTCCGATAGGTTTCCATCTGATCGGCTACAGCTGCGTTCTCCTGGATCATGTTCTTCCGGGCTGTGTCGAACAGCTTTGCCATGAAGTCATTCGGAACGCCGCTGTTCAGATCCGGGATCTCCACATGGCCATGGATGCCGTGGCAGCCTTTGGCAAAGAATTCATCCTCCGGAGAGAAGCAGGCCCAGCGCTTATTGCCGAGCATCTGGATGTAGGCACCGAAGTCGATGCCGGTCCATACGATGTTCTTGAAGGAACCCTCGCAGCGGAGGCGCTGCTTCGTGCTTCCATCGTTCTCGGTCTTCTCATCGCAGTGAAAGATGAAGATTACGTTCTTGTTCATGACCGTCTTGATCTTGTTCACGAAGCTTTCGATCTCGGTCTTCACATGGCCAAAGCCCCGCATGGGATTCCAGGCACCGGCCTTCGTCTTGGCGTCCGGCTTCGTCCGGAAGGCCCAGTCCTTGAGGTAGTCCACCAGGCTGCCGGCCGTATCGATGACAATGGTCTTTGCGGCCTTGGCCTGATCAGTCTCCAGATCCTTTAGCACTTCCTCGTAGGTGCTGGCGCTCAGGACGTTGGCGTTCATCCGGTGGATGGGATTCGTCCGACCTACGCCGTGCTCCAGGTCGATCAGGAGTGTATCGGCTCCCATGTTTCCATCGCTCAGGGCGAGGGTAGTCTTTCCGATGCCGGGCGCTCCGTAGAGGATCACGCCGAAGGTCTGTTTGCTGAAGTCAAGTTCATAACCGTGCTGAATCATTTCTGTTCTCCTTTCATCAATCGAGGAATGCGGGATCCGCATCCGCTTCTTCTACGCAGTGGTTACAACCGATCACGATGCCGTCCTGCAGGTAGAAGGTGTCTGCTTCGTCTCCGCAGATCGGGCAGTGAACGGGATCGGGCTCAGGGTATCCATTGAGTTCTGCGTCCCTGATCCATGGTGCATCCGGTAAATCTTGCATTTTCAGCCTCCTTTCGGTAGAATTGGGACGGATTCATTTGGTCCCGGGCCGTTACCTGTTGCAGCAGGTGCGGCCTTTTCAATTTGAGCGGATCACCCGCCCTCCGATGCTGGTGGCCAGAGCGCCAGCCTCCCGTCTGCTGGTGAACTCCATCGCGTGACTCTGAAGCTTGGTGACCACATATCCGGGAATCATCGGGATCCGATCTCCCTTGTGGTAGCCTTCATACGTCCGGCCAAGACCGGCGATGTAGAGGTTGCCGACCATGACTACCCAGCGGTTCTGGAAGTCCGGCGTCATGTCATGCTCAAAATCCATAACGCGACACCTCCAAGCATGAAGATCAGGGTTACGATCGCTGCCCACAGAGCTCTGCGCTCGTTGACCTCCGCCGGCGCCATCTGGATGTAGTAGACCGGCCTGCCTCCCGGGCCGGGATGCCGGCGGTAGCCTTTCATCTTGCGGTAATGAACCTTCATCGGATGATCCACCCCGCAATCCACAGGGCCGCCATGGCCATCATGGTCACCGCATACGCAACCTTCTCCAGGCACTTCCGGCGGCGCTCCTTTTCGGCCTGATGCATCTCAATCCGCCACTGCAGATAAGATCTTGTGTCCATACTCTGCCTCCTTCCTGGCCTGTCTGGCCTTCGTCCGGGCTTCCAGTGCTTCACGGGCTCCAGGCTGCTTCAGATACTCCCGAAGCCCATCCACGATGCACTGGCCGAAGCGCTTTCCGGTCTCTTCCGGAATCCTGCTGATGTCGATCTCCACGGTTGTCTCCTTTCCAGCTGTCGCATTTCATGCGACATTCTTGGCAAAAAAAATTGCCATCGCTTCTTCAGCGGTCAGGTGCAGGATCTCCACCAGAAGATTCGCATCCTTGATCGTGAGCGCAGCGCCTCCATTTTCCATCTTCCGGTACAGCGTAGCCTTGTTGATCCCCATCGCCTCAGCGACGCTTGTGATGGTCAGGCCCTGCTCTACGATCTTTCCCTTGAGCTTCTGAATGTTCACGAGCATGTTCTGTTGTCACCTCCTTTTCGATTTCGCATCTCATGCGACACGCAAAGAATACCACCGCGTTACAAATCTGTCAACAACTTTTTTCGCAGATTGCGCGAAAATTTTATATTTTTCCGTTTCCTGCGGTTGCATATTTGCGAAAGATGTGGTAATATAAAGCCCAGAAGGAGGTGAGAAATGTTGTCAAAGGTAGCAGACAGGATCAAGGAATGCCGGGAGGATGCCAGGATGGGAGTTGACGATCTGGCAAAGATCCTCGGCAAGAATCGGGCCACGGTTTACCGGTATGAGAAGGACGAGATCGAGAACATGCCGGTGGAGGTGATCTCCAAGATCGCGGTGGCACTCAATGTCGATCCTGCCTATCTGATGGGGTGGACAGATGAAAAAGCACCCTTCCGCAAAAATGAGCCCATCGCCCAACTGGACGATGAGCACGCGGAACTTATTGAACGCTTTGACGCTCTGGATCAGAGCCGGAAGGATCAGCTGATGAACTTCCTGAGGTTTCTGGAATCCGGGACAGGGCGGTGATAAACCACCGCCTTGTTTCGGCATCCAGCGCTCTGATTTTTTCATAGATTTCCTGGGCTTCTTTGACTGTCATAAGGATCCACCTCTGATTTTATTCCAAGCCGGCGAGGTAAGGAAGATTATACCCTAAAACGTAAGATTTTTCAGGGTTTTGGAAGATTATTCCGAAGGGAGTAAGGATATGCGGAAATCCGTAATTGCCATACTATTGGTTGTGGCTGTGCTGTTCGGAATGCACTACGCTTCTGCGGAATCAAAGACCCGTGAGCAACAGATTGAGGATGAGGATCGCGCAGATAAGATCACCAGGATCCTAAGCGGTACAACCGACAGTGTTTATCCACGTGATGGATTCGATTTCTTCAGCGCAATGGATTGTGCCCTGGATTTGCCAGAGATTACAGAAGAAAACGCTCACGAATACATTGGTACCAGATATTTGATTCCGGGAAAGTTTACAGAATTCCCTGGCGGGGTGGGATGCTTCGAGTTAGAGGATGGCCGCGTGATTCATGTCGAGCTGTTCCTGACGATCACTTCGCCGCTGAAAAGCATTCAGTTTGAGTCAACGCCGAGAAAGAACAAGGACATCCACCTGCTCTGTACGTTCTCTCACTGGTCAAAGTATGCTGAGGGAAACTGTAACCTGATCTTTGTTGCATCCGTCCTGCAGGATGTTCAGGACTTCATTCTTGACAAGTATGGAGAAGAGTAATGCCAGACACAGCCGTAATCTATGCCAGGTATTCCTCCGACAATCAGAGGGATGCCAGCATCGATCAGCAGGTGAAAGCCTGTGAGCAGTACGCCAGGGATCAGCGGATGGAGATCGTCCGTATCTACGCGGACCGGGCTCTGACCGGGAAGACCGACAAGCGGCCTGACTTCCTGCGGATGATCCGGGATTCAGCCCGGCAGGACTTCCAGTTCGTGATCGTGTACTCTCTCGACAGGTTCTCCCGGAATAAGTACGATTCAGCCATCTACAAACAGAAGCTGAAGGAGAACGGCGTCCGGGTGCTGTCGGCCATGGAGCACATCACAGATGATCCGACTGGCGTCCTGATGGAAAGCATCCTGGAAGGCTTCGCGCAGTATTATTCTGACGAGCTATCGCAGAAGATCCACCGTGGCCTGAAGGACAATGCGGAGAAGGCCATCGTCAACGGCTCCGTCCCGCTCGGGTACCGGCGCGGAGCTGACGGCCATGCGGAGATTGTGCCGGAGGAGGCTGAAACCGTCCGGGAAATCTTCCGCAGAGTATCCGAGGGAGAGATGCTGATCCGGATCATTGAGGATCTCAATCGGCGCGGCATCACCACCAAACGCGGTGGCCTGTGGAATAAGTCATCGTTCAACAAACTGCTGTCGAATGAGAGATACATAGGCGTCTACACCTACAAGGAGACCAGAATCGAAGGAGGGTTTCCATCGATCGTGGACAAGGAACTGTTTGATTCCGTCCAGACGCACGTGCAGGCCAAGCCGAATGCCAGGGGCGGTACGAAGCGGAGGAAGTGCAAAGCGGACACATACCTCCTGACCGGGAAGCTCTACTGCGGGGAATGCGATTCTCCGATGTCCGGCATCTCCGGGAAGTCTCAGGCTGATGAGCCGTATCACTACTACATCTGCACGAAGAAGCGATACGAGAAGGCCTGCCACAAGCACAACGTCCGGAGGGACGAGATCGAGCGGCAGATCACCCAGGAGATGCGGAACCTGCTGGATGATGACGAGTTGCTTGAATGGATGGCCGATCAGGCTATGGCCCACCTGGAGAGCGAGAGGGATACCGCAGAGCTTGAAGATGTCCGGGCGAAGCTGAAGGAAGCCACCCGGAAGCGCGATAAGCTACTGGATGCCCTCGAGGATGAGGACATGGTTTCCCTGATCAAAGATCGGCTGAAGGCCAGGCAGGAAGAAGTCAAGGATCTGGAGCGCCGGCTGCGGATCCTCGAGGCAGACAACGAGATCACGATCAGCAGAGACATGATCCTCTCGTACCTGGAGATGCTCCGGGATGGAGATGTGGAGGATCGGGCCTATCAGGAGATGCTGATCGATACCTTCCTGATCCGGGCCTACGTCTTCGATGACGGGCGCTTGAAGCTGATCTTTAATTATCAGAAAGAGCACAGGGAAGTCACGATAGCCCTTGAAGATTTCAGCAGAAAGGAGGGAGCGGAGGACTGCGGCGAAGTTCGTCTAAGCTCTTCTCATCTCCACCAAAGTGGTCGTAGACGAACCGTAGCCGTTTACATGGTCAAGGGATATTTCGTCTGTGACATCTCGTTTGCCGGATAGGCAAAAAAAGAGACCAGTCTTGATTGACTGGCCTCTTTTTCGTGCTCCAAATTACCAGATGCGGAATATTCTTCCGGAAAACGGAATAATCTTCCACTCAGTCACCAAAGCCTTCCGTTTTCTGGTATTATCCGCGGGAAGGAGCATGGTCGAATGATCAAGATTTTACTCTCCATCCGCTTAGGCGAAAAGCGGTGGACACAGTCAAAGCTGGCGAAGAAGACCGGGATCCGAGCAGCCACCATCAACGAGCTGTACAACGAATGCACCGATCGGGTCAGCCTCCGGCAGCTGGATCGTATCTGCCACGTTCTCGAGTGCGATCTGTCAGACCTACTCGTGAGAGACGGAAACGATCCGTTTACCGAACCAGACCACCCAGCGAAGACCTAACCCTTCAGCCCCGGAGTTGCAGCTCCGGGGTTTTTCATTCCTGATCATCCGGGATGTATTCCAATAGATCACCGGGCTGACATTTCAGCTCCTTGCAGATGGCATCCATTGCCGTCAGCGGAAAATGCTTCACCTTCCCTGTGCAGATGTCCGAGATCGTAGGAAGCCGGACCCCCGTCCTTTTGGACAGATCCTGCTGGCCAACTCCTCTGTCTGCCAGGACAACCTTCAGCTTTGACCTGATCATAAGGCACCTCCTTTCCTCCGGGATTGTATCACGAAATTCGTGCAAAAGCAACACGAAAAAAGTGTAAAATATTTACGAAAAACGTGTTGACAGTATACGAAATTCGTGTATACTGATGCTGTCGAAAGACACAGGACACCACGAAGATTAAGGAGGAGACAACAATGACCACCATCAAAACGCAGAACTTCGGCATCGAGATCGAATTGACCGGGATCACCCGTGAACAGGCAGCCGCTCAGATCGCTGACTACTTCGGCACCGAGTACCACTTCATCGGCCAGGGATGCTACAACATCTGGGGAGCCACCGACCGGAAGGGCCGCACTTGGAAGTGCGAACGCGACGCCAGCATCT